AGAATAGAGATAATGATAAGAATGAGAGAGAGGGGAATAAAATTCCCCCAGCTCACTCACATCAGCACAAAATTTCTTTTGGATTATTTCATAACGTTTTGTTAACTGACAAAGAGGTAGCAGACCTTGAAAGCAAATATCCTGATTTGTACAAGGCAAAAATCGAAAGGTTGTCAAGTTACATAGAATCGACTGGTAAAGAATACAAAAGTCATTATGCAGTATTGCTTCAATGGTTGGCGGAGGATTTGGCAAAGGGTGAACAGCGCAGAGGCAAGTCCAAAGGCAACAATAGTCCATATGCTAACGAATTTGACAAAGTTAGTCAAGAAAGGTCTTATGATATTGAGAAACTTGAAAAAATATCAATCGACATTGATTAAACGCAACATGAGTAGTTACTCAGGAGATGATGACCTTGAGTTTTAGATACAAAACAGTGATGTGTGGCAGATGTAAGAATGAGTATAGAGTTGGTTGTGGTCAGTATCGCACTTGCCCACGTCCACAGGTTATAGCAAAGTACGGAAAACGTATCTGTGTTGAATGTTGCAGAAAGTGTAAATTTGTTGAAGTTGAAAAATATGGGACATTCAGAGCGTATGGGTGTGGTTATAACAAGAATAAGGAGGAAAATCAATAATGAAAGCTCACATACCGGTTACTAACTCTCAACGCAAGATAATTCAGCGTGAATGTGAAATAATAGCCAAACGTGAAGTAGAGCGTAAGAGAGCTGACTTAACCCGTAGAATATTCAAAACAATGATGCTTGCTTTAAATGAGGAGTTTGGTTTTGGACATAAGCGTTGTCTTAGAGCATTGGGCGCTATGACAGAAATTATGGAAAGGTCAGACACTGATATAATTTATTGGGAACACATTGACAAAGTAGTTGTTGACAGATTGAAACTTAAATTTGAACGTGATTATACGGAGAGAGGAAAGGCGGTAAAGGAATGACACACGACATTAATGCTTTAGACCAAAGGCAACTTGAAACTATGCGGAAGTTTTTAAAACTGCGAAATAAAAACACTTGTACAAAACAGGATGTGCAGTTGTTGAAATCTTATCTTGATAAAATTAGACAAGCTATGATACAAAAAACAGCAGGTCAACGCAAAAATGACCCGGTTGCTAATGTTGATTTTAATGATTTGGGCACATATATCAATTTAGCTGTATTGCAATCTATGACATTATATATTTATGGCGGACTTGATGTGTTGGAACAGGCACTAAAGGAGAGTGAGGAGAAATGAGTTTCTCAAAAGATAGTAAAATGTGTGAGAAATGTAAATATCACGACATTTGCAAAAACAAACGTGAAGAGTGCTTATTAATATCACTTATGCCAACCGCAAATATAGCAAGTGTGGACGCTAATCAACCTATGCTTAAAACTGCAACATTAAGTCTTGAGCACACTATTGAACACATTTCATATGAGCAGAGAAAAAAAGAATTTGAAGAAGAACTAAATTGTAATTTTAATTTTAATTCAATGTTTGGAGCATGAGCAAGAATGACAAACTTTGAAAAAATTAAAAATATGAGTGTTAATGAAATGACAGAATTTTTTGCAAAACATCAAATGTGTAGTGTCTATAATATTTGTGAATATGAGTGCAACGAGTGCTTTAAAAAATGGCTTGAAAGTGAGAGCGAGGTATAACGTGACACTAAAGGATATTAAAAACATAGACAAAGAAATATCAAGATTAAATTCAAAGGTTGCTAAGCTTGAAAGCGGAGTTACAAGTACCGCACCTAATATGTCAGGATTGCCAAGTAGCAATGATGTTTCTGACAAGGTAGGAAATGCTGTAGCTGAAATTGCAGACATCAAACGAGAGATACAAAATCTTGAAATATTACGCAACTCTGCTTTGAATCGCTTATCAAATGATATTCTTGTAGAAAATTGTTTGTTTATGAGGCTAAGTTTAAAATACAGTTGGGCAAAAATTGCAATGACTTTAAACGGTGTCTATACTCCTGACTATATACGCTTAAAATGTCACCATTACAAGTGGTAAATAAAAATTGTTCGTTTTTTCGTTTTTACGGCATTATAATATATAATAGGAGATTTGGATATGACGGCTAAAGATTATGAGCTAATGGCAGAGGAGTATTTTCAAACTGCTGAAGCTTTAACAAAAGTAATACATAAATACGAGGATATGCTCAAAAATCCACAAGGGATTAATCTTGAGTATGTCAATTCTAAAATTGCCTATTTTGGTAGTTTAAAAAACTATGCCACGAATACAGGCAACAATCTCAGAGCTAAAGCTGTCAAGCTCTCCAATAATTAGCTTTTTCTCCTTATAATTATAAATCTATTTTTTTCACAGCAGAGCCGTCCTATATGGGCGGTTTTGTTGTAATAAGAGGTGACAAAATGTACAGAGATACAAAAAGAATGGTACAATTACCGGAAAAGTAAAAAGTAGAGTGTTGGTAGCAAGCACACGTTGATTGACGTAGGACCGATGCAAGTTCGGGAACTTTTTGCTTTTATAGAGAGTACTTCCGAGTGCTCTCTTTTCTTTTGCATAAAAATAAGAAATAAAGAGAGGTGGTGTTGTGGCAAAGGGTAAATACGAAAAGTGGCTTAAAAAAGAAAATTTAATACTGCTTGAGGGTTGGGCGAGGGACGGCTTGACTGAGGAACAAATTGCAAAAAATATGGGAATTAATGTAGCTACCTTATACAGGTGGAAAAACGAATATTGCGAGATTTGCAATGCCCTAAAAAAGGGTAAGGATGTAGCCGATTATCAAGTTGAAAATGCTTTGTTTGAAACTGCCTTAGAGGGCAACACCACAGCACAAATCTTTTGGTTGAAAAACCGCCGTCCCGACAAGTGGCGAGATAGGCAAAAAGAAGATAGTAACTCAGAGGCTCTTGCTAAGCTTGATAACATTCTTGCAGAAATCAAAATTGACGCTAATAATTCAGTAAAGGAAAAATAAAATGGGATATACGAAAAAGCAAAAGGAATATATTGCAAAAGCTAACCATCGCTGGAATATAAAAAGCGGTGCTGTTCGTTCAGGCAAATCTTTTGTTGATGTTACCGCTGTTATCCCAATGCGTATTCGAGAGCGTATAGGTAAAGAGGGGCTTTGCTTTATTATTGGCGTGTCAAAGGAAACGATTGAAAGAAACGTACTGCAACCAATGCGTGAAAAATATACAAGCGAAGTTGTAGGTACTATAAACAGCAGAAATATAGCGCTGGTATGTGGTGAGCCTGTTTATTGTCTTGGTGCTGAAAAAGTCAGTCAGGTTGCAAAGATTCAGGGTGCCAGTGCTAAGTACATATACGGTGATGAGGTAGCAAAGTGGAATGAAGATGTTTTTAATATGCTTAAAAGCCGTCTTGATAAACCCTATAGCTGTTTTGATGGAAGTTTGAACCCTGAACATCCTACCCACTGGCTAAAAAAGTTTATAGATTCAGATGCAGACATTTATTTACAAGAGTACACTATATTTGATAATGCTTATTTATCCAAGGAGTTTGTAGCAAATCTATGTAGCGAGTATGAAGGTACTATTTATTATGAGCGACTTATAAAAGGCAAATGGGTGCGTGCTGAGGGTGCTATTTACAGAAAGTTTGCAGACAAACATACAAACTTTTACTGCAAGATAGTTGATAAGCTTAATCCTAACGCAAAAGCTAAGGAGATATTGTTATCAGATATTCAAGAAATAACAATGGGAATTGACTTTGGCGGTACCAAGTCCGGACACTCCTTTGTAGCCACAGGACATACAAGAAATTACAAAGAATTGATTGCATTAAAAAGTGAAAGGCATTTCGGAGAATATGATCCAAATGATATAGACGGGCTGGCGATAGAATTTGCTCAGTCTGTTTTTGATATATACGGCAATTTAGATTATGTGTACTGGGATAATGCCGAAAGTGTATTAGGCAGAGGTATCAAGAAAGCTTTTGATAAAGAATTTCCCAACGTGATAGTAAGACCGGCACGCAAAGAACATATTAACGATAGAATACACTGCACTACTCGTTTAATGGGTGCCGGTAGATTTTACTATACTGACGGTTGCGACACGTTAAAAGACGCTCTTACTGAAGCTGTTTGGGATAGTAAACAACAAAATGACGAAAGGTTAGATGATGGCTCTACTGATATTGATACATTAGACGCTTTCGAGTACACATTTGAAAGGGATATGAAAAAGTTTATAAAGGCGAGGTAATATGGGATTAATAAATTTTGCGAAAGGAGTATGGGGCAGATTGTTTCCAATTAAAGATATAAGAACAGCTTTAGGAGTAACACCGGCTATTTCTCAAACAATGGTATCAAAAATTGAAAGATGGTATAATTGCTACGCCGGAAAAGCTTATTGGTTAGATGATGATAAGAATATAATTAGCTTGCGACTTGAAAAGGCTATTACAAGAGAATTTAGCAATATTGTGCTAAATGAAATGACGGCAAAGGTATCGTTACCGGCACTTGATGAAATCTTTTCAACTGCATTAAAAAATATTAATGAGGAATTGCAAAAAGGATTAGCTACAGGAGCAATGATTATTAAGCCTTTAGGAGAAGATAAAGTACAGTTTGTCAGTCAACGCAATTTTGTGCCTGTTGAATATGATGAAAGAGGTAGATTGTTAAAAGTAGTATTCGTTGAGTACAAGACAATTAATGATAAATATTATACAAGGTTGGAATATCACGACTTACACCCTACCAAAGGCTTGACTATTACCAATACAGCATACGAATCTATAAGTGTAAGTGCTTTAGGTCGTAGAATACCTTTAGAAAAGGTTGACGAATGGGCAAACCTTGAAAGTGAAATCAGTTACCCTTTAATGTTAAGACCGGCGTTTGGATACTACCGAAATCCTATTGACAACACTATAGATGGTTCACCTGTAGGCATTTCAATTTTTGAAAATGCTTTACATAACATCAGGCTTGCCGATATACAGTTCGGTAGATTAGATTGGGAGTTTGAGAGTGGAGAGAGATTTATTCACGCAAATGAAACTCTGCTGAAAGATGGTCAGCTTGCTAAGGGACGTGACCGTTTATATCATTATGTTGATAGTGATGACGAAAACCTTTTGCAAGAATTTTCTCCTGTGTTCAGACAATCTGATTTGATTTCAGGATTAGAAGAATATAAAAGAAACATTGAGTTTTCTGTTGGGCTTTCTTATGGTGATATTTCTAACCCTCAGACAGTGGCTAAAACAGCTACGGAAATTAAATCAGCTAAAGACAGAAAGTACAATACAGTTACTGCAATTCAAAAGAATTTAAAAGATTGCCTTGAAGATTTAGTTTATGCCCTTGCTTTCTTTAATTCTATGGCAACAAAGAAGTATGATTTTGTATGTGATTTTAAAGATAGTATTCTTACAGATGAGGACACAGAAAGACAAAGAGATATACAGGATCTTAATTTGGGTATTCTCAGACCTGAAGAATATAGAGCGAAATGGTATTCAGAAGATGCAAAAACAGCCCTTAACAATTTGCCTAAATCGGCTGATGTGATTGAATAATGTTTACTCCTGCTGAAATTGAGGCTATGCCTCTTGAATTGGAATCAGAGTTTAAAGACCTTGAAGCAAGGATAACAGAGGATATTATCCGAAAGCTGAAAGCAAACGGCGGTGACATTACAAGAGCTACTGATTGGCAAATACATAGACTTTATGAGCTTGGTGTTAGTAAAAAACAAATACAAAAAGTTATACAAAACTCTTTAGACTTATCTAATGATGAGATTGAGCGTGTCTTTTCTGAAATTATAGAAAGTGGTTATGCTCGTGATGAAAGCCTTTATAAAACTTTAGGCAAAGAGTTTATACCCTTTCAAGAAAATGAACCACTGCAACAGCTTATAGGCGCAGTTAAAGAGCAGACACAACAAGAATTTAAGAATATAACTCAGTCTTTAGGCTTTGCAATCAGACAGCCTGACGGTAAGGTTAAATTTAAACCTATTGCCAATTATTACCAAAACACTTTAGATAAAGCTATGCTTGATATATCAAGTGGGGCTTTTGATTATAATACAGTCCTGAAACGAACTGTGAAAGAGCTTACTAATAGTGGCTTGCGTACCGTAGATTATGCAAGTGGTTGGAGTAACAGAGTGCCTGTTGCTGTTCGCAGAGCAATAGTTACAGGCTTTAATCAGGTGGTTGCTAAGATTAATGAGGATAACGCAGAAAAACTTGAAACTGATATGTTTGAGGTTAGTTGGCATAGTGGACATAGACCCTCTCACTGGTGGGGTGGTCGCTGGTACACTAAAGCTCAGCTTGTAAGTGTTTGTGGTTTGGGTGAGCCTGACGGCTTATGCGGTTGTAACTGCTATCATTCTTATAGCCCTGTAGTTCCCGGTGCTTCTGTTCCTACATACACAAAAGAACAACTTGAAAAGATGGAAGCTCAGGAACAAGTAAAGAAAGCTTACGGCAACAAGGAATACACTAAGTATGAAGCCTTACAAATGCAACGTAAACTTGAAACTAAAATGAGAACTCAAAGACAGGAAATTAAACTGCTTCAAGAGGGCGGAGCTGATGAAAACGAAATTATATCAGCAAAAGTCCGATACAATGGTACATCATCTGAGTATGTAAGATTTTCTGAGGCTATGGACTTACCACAACAAAGGGAAAGAGTAAATGTTGATGGGTTGCAGAATATAGGAAATGTGAAACATTACTTGAAAAATGCACTTGGAACACCTATAATAGAGGTAAAGAAAACCACCGTGACAGGACAGCCAAATTCAATTACACAACGAACTAATAAAAAAGGCGGTGTTGATAGGAATTATTATGGGAATGATGGTATTCAGAAAAAACAAATTTCCAATAACGACCATGGGCATAAAAAAGAAAGTGAATTTGGTAATCACGGCGAACACGCTCACGACTATTTTATTGATGAAAATGGTGGAATTAGGCACGGGGAACCAAGAGAACTTAATGACATGGAAAGAAAGGAGAATGCAGACATATTATGAAAGCTGAAAAAATTAAAAATCGCATAAAAGAATGTGTTACACTTTTTGGATTTGAATATAATGGGAAAGAGGGTAATGTTGACCCTTATTATATTCCTACGAAAAAAAGTTATGAATTTTTGCTTTGCTTTGACGGAAACGAGCAAACAGTATATGATATTGAAGCAGTTATGACTACTCCTTTTATTAACGGTAAAACATTAAATGAAGTATGTAATAAAATAGTAATAACAGATTGGTAACCGCCCACATTAGGTTGTGAGCGGTATTTTTATATCAAAAAGCAAAGGGGAAGCATAAAATGGGAAACAAGGATTTTGAAAGACTATGTATTTCGACGGTTGCTGATTATGTCAATGAACATCTTGATAAATCAGACAGCAAAAGTATTACAGAAAGTGGTGTGTACATTGTATGGGAATGTAAAACATTGCAAAACAATAAAGCTCTACTAAGCACAACATTGTCTGACGGTATGTATTATGAGATTACACACAACGGCGACAAGAAAGAAGCTTATGTTGATGTTTACAAGAAGTGGGAAAATTATGTAGTTAAAGCGGAGTAGCACTTTGCTCAAATGCAGGGTGCTATTTTTATACCCTTTTTGACCGTTCCTAAGTCGTAAAACTAAGGATAGATTGAGGTGCTACCTCGTATAAAAAGCGTATCGAAGAAAGGAGCATTATTATGCAAAGAAAATTTTTAGAGGATTTAGGACTTGAAAAAGATGTAATTGATAAAGTCCTGAATGAAAACGGCTCAGACCTTGAAAAAGCTAAATCCAAACTTGAGGTTGAGCGTGACAACTACAAAGGACAGCTTGGAACAGCTCAAACCGCTTTAAAGGAATTTGAGGGCATTGACGTTAAGGACTTGCAAGGTAAGATTGATTCCCTTACTGCTGACCTCACAACAAAAGAGAACGAATATCAGGCTAAGATTGCTGATATGGAATTTAACTCTATTCTTGATGGTGCTATCACTAAAAGCGGCGCAAAAAACACAAAAGCTGTCAAGGCTCTGCTTGATATTGATACATTAAAATCAAGCAAAAATCAGGCAGAGGACATTACAAATGCTCTTGAAAACATTAAATCTGAGAATGATTATATGTTTAATTCACAAGAGCCTTTTAAAAATCCTGTCAAAGGGACAGGTACAGAAAGGACAGATGCTCTTACACAGGAGTTATTCGCTAAAATGAGCTATAAAGAGCGAGTAGCACTTAAAAAGAGCGACCCACAAAAATATAAAGAATTGAAAGGATGATTTAATTTATGGCAAATGATATTACAAAAATTACTGATTTAGTTGATCCTGAAGTTATGGCGGATATGATTTCAGCAAAACTACCACAGAAAATTAAAATTACACCGTACGCTGATATTGATACAACCTTAGAGGGCGTACCGGGTGACACAGTTACAGTACCTAAGTTTGAGTACATTGGTGATGCTGAGGATGTTGCCGAGGGTGTAGAAGCCGGCACAGTTAAGCTCACAAGTACCACAACTAAGGCTAAAGTTAAGAAAGCTATGAAAGTAGTAAGTATTACTGATGAAGCCGTTTTAAGTGGTTATGGTGACCCGGTAGGACAGGCTAACTCTCAGTTGCTTATGTCGATTGCGGCAAAGGTTGATAACGATTCAATGGATGCGCTTCAGACTGCAAAAATGACATATACAGATACCGGAATAATCAGCTATGACGGTATCGTAAATGCTGTTGACTTGTTTGAGGAAGAGGATCAGGTTGCAAAGGTTATGTTCGTTAATCCTAAACAGGTTACCCAGCTTCGCCTTGACAACGATTTCAAGGACATCAGACAGTATCCACTTGAAACAGTTATGACAGGTGTTATCGGCGAAATTGCCGGATGCCAGATTGTACCTTCAAAAAAGGTGCCATTAAAGTCAGGTGTTTATACTTGCCCAATTGTTAAGATACAGACTGATGAGGAAGTGGATGACGTTACGGCGGCTATCACTGTTTATCTTAAACGCAGAGCTAATGTTGAAACTGACCGCAATATTAAGTCTAAGGTTACTGACATTGCTGTTGATCAGCATTACACAGTTGCGTTATCAAATGATAGCAAGGTAGTGCTTGCTAAATTCAAGGCTACTGCCGGCGCATAAGAAAGGATGTGAGGCGGTAAAATGATTGTCTATGCTGACAGCGATTTTTATATAAATGAATATCTTTTAGGCAAGAAAGCGGTCATTGACACCGCTTCTTTTGCTTTCTACGCACGCAAAGCAACACAATTTATTAAGAAATATACTTTTGATAATGTTCCCGAAACTGTCCCTGAAGTTGTAAAAATGTGCTGTTGTGAGGTCGCTGAGTTGATTTATAACAGTGAAAAATCAAACATATCACAAGGTATTGCTTCTGAAAGTGTCGGTGACCTTTCTGTAAGTTATGAAAGCTCAGAAAATCATACCAAACTTTTGGCAGAAAATATAAAGTCAGTGATTTATAGTTGGCTTACAGGGACAGGACTTTTATATAGAGGTGTAAGGTAATGCTATATGAATCAAGTTGCACACTTTATAAATTCAATGGCATAGGTTTTGATAGATACTATATCAACTCTTGTCATTGGCAAGAGAATAGAGCGTCTAATGTTTTAAAAAGTGGCTTGCAAAGCGCTGATAGTGTAACAGTGTATATTCAGGCAGATGAGCTTATATTATGCCCAAACGAAAGCCAATTACCGGCTACTTATATTTTCCCCAATATGGAGCTTTCACCTCAAAGCACTGCAAGAGATATGCTTGTAAAAGGTGATTGTAAGTTTACATTTGTAAATGATACTCAGCAGACAGTGTCAGAGAGTATGAAAGAGTTTAGAAAGCTTTACCCTCAGTTTGTAACAGTGTCAAGTATTGACCGTAAGCTGTACGGTTCTGCTGTTCTCAGGCATATCAAATTGTCAGCAAAGTAGGTGTAATGATGATAATTAAACAGCCGGCAAATAAAAGCATTAATACTCCAAACGGGTATTTAGAATTAAAATGGACTAATAACTTTGGTAGGCTTACCGGTGAAAAACTCCAAAAAGCTCAGGAGTTTGTAGATAGTGAGTGTATTCGACTTATGGAACCTTATACACCTTTTAGAAACGGCATACTTGAAAAATCTGCAACATTAGGCACCGTAATAGGCAGTGGTGAAATCAGGCAAATTGCACCTTATGCAAGATATTTGTATTACGGACAAGTTTACGGTCCTAATATCCCAATTATTGAAAACGGAAAAATAGTGGGATATTTCAGTCCAAAAGGCAAAGCAAAACACCCCACAGGAGCTGAAATGCAATATGACACCACTAAGCACCCACAAGCCGGTAAATTGTGGTTTGAACGAATGAAAGCAGACCACAAAGCCGATATTTTAAGAGGTGCGGCTAAGGTTATTGGAGGTACGGTTGATGAACATAATTGAGCTTGTTAAATCAGTGTTGCAAGAGTTCCCGAAAATTAACGAAGTGTGCAACGATATTCACGTTGATTTTACTGATGAAATTCCTACTAATTACGGTTTGTCACCCACAGGGGATAAGCTTGTAAAGGAAAGCATAACAGGCACTCAGATAAGGGAACATAATTTTGTGTTGTATGCAATTTATCAAAGCCAATCAGATTATGACAGACTTGCAAACAGTGGAGTGTTGCTTGAGTTGCAGATGTGGCTTGAGAAACATTCAGATAATCAGGAACTGTCTGTGATGATAGGCGAAAACAATATTGTAGGTACACTCCTAAGGCTTACTTGTGCAAACGGTATGCTTTATCAGATACCAAGCAACAATATGAATGACGGTGTTTGTTATCAACTACAAATCACCGCAAAATATAAAATTGAAAGAGAGGAAATTTAGTAATGGCAGAAACAAATACAAGTACAACAAGTGCAAATACAAGTACAACAAGTACCGGTGATGTAGTGGAAAGAAAGTGGCTTGCACATTATATTGATGCGAGCTTTAACGGTACAACAGCCAAGTACATAAGGCTGGGCGAGGATTTAGAGGAGTATTCTATTGAAATGAACGCTGATACCGACACTAAGAAAAACATTCTTGGCGAAAATTCAGTGCGAGTTAAGGGATATGAGCCTCAGGGTACAGTAGATACATATTATGCCTATCAGGGAGATGCTCTTTATACTCAGCTTGAAAGTATTATAAACGAGCGCCTAACAGGTTCTAAGTTGCGTACAACTGTTGTTGATGTGCTTGTGGACAGCACAGGAGCAGTTAAGTGGGCATACAAGGAAGATGTTGTGGTTGTGCCTCAGTCTTATGGTGGAGATACAGCAGGTGTTAATATTCCTTTTGAAATTCATTACTGCGGTAACAGAACAATGGGAACATTTAATACAAGCACAAAGACTTTTACAGCCAGCACTACTTAAGTAATAAGGGGGCGGTTTAACCGCCTCCTAAAAAACTAAAAACTATTGATTAAAGGAGCATACTTTATATGGCACAGAAAATTAATTTTAACAAAGACCTTGGTGTAAAGGAGTACTGTTTTGCTGATGATGAAACAGCAATAATCCGAGTTAATACTCGTGACCCTAATTTGTACACAAGAATAAATGAAGCTAAAAAAGAATTACAGAAGCTTGCAGATAAATATGAAAACTTCAGATCAGACAATCCCGAAGAAATAAGTGCAATGATTATTGAGTTTGACACAAAGGTAAAGGAACAGATTGATTATATGTTTAACAGTCCGGTTTCAGAGGTTGCCTTTGGTGTTTCAAGCAGTGTTGCTGTGTATGACGGTGTTCCGGCATTTCAGGCTTTTCTTAACGCTATTTTACCGGAGGTTGAAAAGGAAATTGACAAGGAACAGAAAAAGGCTGAAAAGAACGTGTCTAAGTATGTTTCCCAAGCAGAGAAGTATAAGTAAATGATTGGTGAGTTACCCAAAACTTTGGAAGTGGATGGGAAAGAATATGAAATACGCACTGATTTCAGAGTTGCATTGTTGATATTTCAGGCGCTTAACAATCCTGATTTGTCAGATAAAGAAAAAGCGTTGATTTATTTAAAAAGTCTGTATAAAGAAGTACCGCCCAATTTAGACGAAGCTTTCAAAAAAGCCGGTTGGTTTCTTGACGGTGGAAATATTCCAAAATCTAAAAAAGCTCCAAAACAACTGATGGATTGGGAACAAGACGAAAGCATTATGTTTCCGGCTCTTAATAAAGTTGCCGGCTATGAAACACGAAGTGCAGAATATTTACATTGGTGGTCTTTCTTAGGACTTTTCAACGAGGTAGGCGAGGGCTTATGGTCGCAAGTTATAAATATCCGTTCCAAAAAAGCAAAGCATAAGAAGCTTGAGAAATGGGAAGAAGAATTTTATAAAGACCACAGAGAAATCATTGACTTAAAGAAGAAATATACTTCTGATGAATTGTCAGAAATGGAACGCATAAACAAGATGTTGTCTTGATATACGGGAGGTGAACAAATGGCAGACGGCTCAATAAATTTTAATACCAAATTTAATACGGATGGTGTTGACAAAGGTGTCAATGAAATATCCTCAAAGGTTTTAAGCCTGAAAAACAAAATAGCAAACACCGAAGCCGAAGCAAAACGACTACAACAGGAGCTAAAGGATATGGCAAATGTTCCTGTTGATACAAGTGTAGGTGACAAGATTGCTAAAGACCTTGAAAAGGCTCAAGAAAAACTTGGTAAGTTAGAGGCTGAGGCTGATTCTATTCGTATTGACAAAAAGCAGTTTATTCCTGATGGCTTAAGTAATGATGAAGCTGATAACCTTATGGATAAAATGCTCGGTGATGATAAGAGCTGGCAGAAAAAGCAAGAGCAAATTGCTGATCTTGAATCACAAATCCGTAAATATGAAACCGAACTAAAAAATGCAAGAGCAACTGAAAGTCAAATGACCGGTTCAGGGACTGCTCAGTATCGTGAAAAAGAACAGAAAATACAGGAGCTAAACGGTAAGTTAGAGGTTTACAAAGTACAATTAAGAGAAACACAGCAAAAGGAAAAGGCTTCCTCAAGTGCCACGAAAGCTTCTACTAATACTGTCAAAAGCCTGTGTAACAGCCTTAGAACCTGTGCAAGTCGGCTCGGCGCTGTAGCAAAGTCAGGTTTATCTCTTGCCAAAAACGGTATTTCAAAGGCTGTAAGCGGAATAAAAAACCTTACAAATCATACAGGTAAAGCAAACTCAAAAATGGGATTGTTAGGTAAAACTCTAAAGCGCATTGAAAAAATGATTGTAGGTATGATTTTTTACAAGATCATACGGCAAGGAATACAAGCAATCGGTGATTCTCTCGGCACACTTTCAAAAGAAAGCCCACTTGTAAACAAACAGCTTTCAGCGCTTATGTCGTCACTTACATATCTCAAAAATTCCCTTGCGGCTGCTTTTGCTCCGATATTAAACGTAGTAACACCAATACTCACCCAATTTATGGATACATTGTCTAATGTCATAAATAAGGTTGGCAACTTTATTGCTGTTCTTACAGGTCAGACTTCATACAATAAAGCTATAAAGGTACAGCAAGATTATGCTAAGAGCCTTGATAGTACTACAAGCTCTACTAAAAAGTTGAACAATGAAAATAAAAAGAGCCTTGCAACTTTTGATGAGTTGAATGTTATGCAAGATAACAGTACCTCGGATACTGACAGTAGCACATCTGACAGCACTAATTATTTTCAATCAATTCCTACTGTGTTTGATAGCTTTGCCGATAAATTGAAGCAAGCATTTAAAAAGGGTGATTATAAAGCTATAGGACAACTTGTAGCAGACAAAATCAATCAGGGAATGAAAAGTATAAAGTGGAACAAAATCCGCTCTACGGCTAAGAAATGGGCGAATAATATTGGTAACTTTATAAACGGATTTGTAAAGAAATTTAATTGGAAGTTGCTCGGCTCCACAATAGCAAATTGTCTTAATACAATATCTCTTTCAGTAAAAACACTTGCTAATAAAATCGACTGGAATAAGTTAGGCAAATCAATTTCAGATTCTTTTAATTCTTTCTTTACCACATTTGATTGGGATATGTTAGGCGAAACATTGGCAAGCCTTATTAATATACCTATTGAATTCGCATACGCTTTTCTTAAAAACATCAAATGGGAAAAATTTGGTACAGCCATACATACAGCTTTGGAAAAAGTTTTTAAAAACATAGATTGGAGCAAAGCAAAGGATACTTTAGTTATAGGTATTAATGGCTTAGTATCAATGGCTATTTCCCTTATTGGTACTCCTGATTTTTCTACCCTTGGTACTAATATCTCTCAAGGCATTATTGACATGCTAAAATCAATAAATTGGGGCGATATTTCAACTCTTTTTACAACACTTGTTATTGGTGCTTTAGATTTTGTTGATGGATTTCTTGAAATTGACTGGGAAACTGCAGGAAATGACTTAGCTGAATCATTTGACACTTTCTTTGGTGAAGGTGGTGACGGTCAAAAAATATTAGATAAAATTGGAACGACTATTGGTGATTTATGCGACGACTTATTTAAGTTTGTAACTGGCTTTTTTGAAAAACAAACAACAGCAGATACGTTAGCTGATTCTATCAGTATACTTTTCAATAACGTGCCTTGGGTAAAATTGTTTATAGATGCTTTTACAGCAATTGTCAATGTTGTTTCTTGGTTAGTTGAGTTAGCGGTAAATTTGGTAGATAATTTTTGTAAAGGCTTAGCTACAGGCTTTGATAATGCCGAAGATAATGACGAATTAATGAACTCTCTTACAGGACTTGGAAAAGCGCTTGGAAACCTTTTTATTACTATTATCGAGGGTGCACTCAGGTTAATAGTAAACGCAATCCCCAACTTTATATTAGGTTTGCTGAAAGGAATATATAATGCGATTTGTGGAATAGTAGGGGCTTTTTTAGGAGATGATTGGTACCAACAACAAACTAAAGACTTGTGGGGCGCAAACTCATTAAAATTTGATTTTCCTGTTAAAATACCACGGCTTGCTACAGGTACAGTAGTACCAGCCAGTTACGGAGAGTTTTTAGCTGTTCTTGGTGATAATAGCAAAGAAGCTGAGGTCGTTTCTCCTCTTTCTACTATGAAGCAAGCATTCATTGAAGCTATGCAAGAGATTGGTATAAATTCAAACAGTGAACAACCAATAACAATTCAGCTTGACGGTGAAGTTGTCTATAAAAATGTTGTAAAGCACAACAATAAAGACAAGAAAAGACGTGGCAAATCTCTTTTGGCATAAAATATACATATTATTGATTAATGCTTTTATTTGTGTTACAATTAGCTAAAAGGAGGGTTTCGTATGAACAATACTTTATTGCCACAATCCAATAATAACAAGGTTCCTTTCTATAAGAAACCTCAGTTTTTATTTACTTTAATCGCCATTGTTGCTTGTGCGTTGGTTGCATCACAAGTTTTTAGTGACAAAAGCAACTCAAATCAAGAAAACAGCAACTCAAGCACTGTTAGTGAAACAGAAGCTACAAAAGACCCTAAAATCGTAAAAAAAGAGTTTAAGAAATCTTGTAAAAGTATAAAATATAAAACCTTGGCAAGAAATCCTGATAAATACAAAGGCAAGAACTACAAGTTGACAGGTAAGGTAATTCAGGTACAAGAGCCTACCTATGGCGATACCGTAGGGCTAAGAATAAACATCACTAAGGAAACGGCTAAATATATTGACTATGTGTCTTGGTCTGACACTATTTATGCAACTGTTGAGATACCTGAAGGAGAAGATAGAATACTTGAGGATGATATTATAACGTTTTGGGGTACTTGTGATGGTTTGTATTCATATACAAGTATCACTAATTCAAAAATATCTTTGCCAAAGATAGATATTATGTATTTTAATATTCTTGATGAATAAAAAGTAATCCACTCTAAACAGAGCGGTAAATGTAATAATTTAACACTATAGCGTACATCTTAGGATGTGCGCTATTTTTATATTTTTTAGGAAGGAGTGCAAAAATGTATGGAGAAACATTTAAAGGTTATTTACTAAAGTTTACTAAGACTAATGCTTTGTTTCCTAATGAATTTATTTCTGCGGACACTTTCAAGGCTACTCCTCGACAGAGAACAGAAATAAAAGCATATCGTGATAGTCTTAACAAACTTCACAGAACCACTTCACCAAATCACAAATCCAAACTTGTGTTTAGCACTACTGCTCTTACCCTATCAGAGCTTAGAAAAATTCTCAATTTGTTTGACAAAGCATATTCAAATAAAACGCAAAGAAAGGTTTCGGTAGAATATTGGGATGATGAGTTGTTGAGCTACCGTACTATGACGGCATATCTTGCTGATGTTACCTACACAAAAGAAAAAATAACGAGTGACGATATAAGCTATTCATCTGTTGAATTTACATTGGTTGAATATTAGGGTGGTGGTTATTTGCTTAAAATAAATAGTGATGACAACATGGATAAAAAATATAAAAATCAAATTATCAACGAGTTGTTAGATAATGTGCTTACTATTCATATACTTGGAGATAATGGTATGGCTTCTGTTGATGAAATAACAGAAGATAACATTGTTTCCGAAAGTATGACACTCAAGCAAAGTATTCTTGACGGAGATAACTTCAAATTTGGCGGTTGTATAGCAAGTGAATTTGATATACAGCTTATTGATGACGAAAATAAGTCTTTTGGAAGCGATTTAGTTGGAAAAGAAATATTAGTAACAATGGAACAGCAATACCCTTCTGGTACTTTGTATCCCAGTACAAGTTTGTATCCTGCAACTAATTTATATCCGGGCTATTATACATTAACTACAACTTGGCAAATTTTTGTTGGAACTATAGATAGTGTTAAAAAAGATGATGAAAATAAGCATATACACAATATAGTTGCTTATGACCCTATTGCTAAGTTATATCAAAACAATGTAAGTAACAAGCTTTATAAAGCTATGACCGGTGATAAAGCGACAATTAAAGAACTTTTAGCTTTATGTTTGGGAAGCGAACAAATGTTTAATAGTAATGATTTTGGGCTGTACGAAAATTATGGACAGTTTAAAAATTATTGGTGGGAAGCAGAAAAAAAGAAAAATTCAAGTAGTACAAAAATCACCAAGGGTGAGTTGCTTGCTGATATTTGTGAAATTAACTGCGGGTTTGGTTTTTATAGACCAAGTGAACTTTCTATACTTGAATCTAAAGAAGTAACTGTTGGTTCTGAAACTTATATTAATCAAACAAAAGTAAAATATGGACAGCTAAGGCTTTTACGTTATGGTGATGATATTTGTGGAACGGAAGAGTACGAATTTTATGAATCATTAACCACAGACGAACAAACAACATCCGATTTTGAGGGGATTATATTTCCTTACGGAGGAGTAGCTGAAGAGGTTGATAAGAACTGGGAAAATGGAACAGGAATTTTACACAGCGACCATACCTCGGACGTTTTAGGAACTGATGATGACCCTGATGAATCGCAAAATTATTATGATGTATCTGATAATATTATTGCATGGGATTATTCATCAAATAACGCAGGAAATACGTTGGAAAAGGCTAACACATTTTATAACAAGTTAAAAGATAATTTGCTTGACGAAATTGATTTTGAACCGGTTACAGCTGTCCTTGATGGCAGACTATGGGTAGAAGTCGGTGACATAATAATTATAAAAGTGCCTGAAACTGATTTAGATGGAAATTTCTCATACGATAGTGACGGTAACCAACTATTTACTGAGGTCAAAAGTCGAGTATTATCTCGCACACTCACAGGCATTAAAGCATTAACAGATACAATAGAAGCAAAAGGAGTGACATTATAATGGATAGTTATTCAAAAACACAGTGGGTAAATGGTGGTAGTCAGCCACTTTCTGCTGAAAATCTAAATCATATGGAAGACGGCATAGAAAACGCTACTGAAACAGTAAAAGAGTTGTCAGAGGAGGTAGCAACCGCACGAGGTGATTATGATAGCATTGACGGCAGATTAAATGATATTGATAGCACAATAGCAGAAATTACTGAAACTGCTATTTTAAGTGACACTGATGATTGGGAAATAGGTGGACTAAATTCATCAGGA